GAGAACCGTCCGGTCACCGTACCGCCCCCGTCACCCCGCATCTGATGGATCTCGGCGTGAATTTTACTGTCAACAGAATGTGTAAGAATTGTGTCAATGAATGTGGTGCGTGCTTTATTAATCTCTCTGGCTGTCACGACCATTCTTGCCAGTGGATGCTTGTGCGTCGTTAAAAAATTCTTATCAAACTTTGGCTGTCCGGATTTCTTGGTGCGCTCATATTTAATTTTTTCCTTATCAAATGCCTTGGCAACGCTCACCGCTGCCCAGATATCAACATCAATGCCGGTATCTTCCTTGATCTGTTTTAAAATTTTCTTCTCGCGTATGATCAGATTCTTTTTAATGGAATCCGCTTTCTCCAGATCCACATTGACGCCTTCCCATTTCATGTCAATGAGACAAGGCAAAAGCCGTGTCTCCAGATCGAAGATGCTACTAAGTTCCTGCTTGATGAGCTCGGGCTTAAAGTATTGCCATAGGCGCAGTGTCAGATCGGCGTCCTGTTCGGCGTAGGGACCAACATACATCGGTGGCAATTTCCACATTTCCGCTTTGGCGTCTACGCCCCATTCCTTGGCGGCCTCGTAGAGCAATGCTTCTGATTTTGTTTCCTTGAGATAATCTTTTCCAAGATCATTCAAGGAATATTTAAATCTATTTTCATCAATCAGAGGAGCGGCAATCATCGTATCGATAATGCGTCCCTTAACATCCAGTCCCCATTGCCGTAGCCACCCGACATCATACATGGCGTTATGAAAGATTTTATCGCATGGCAGTTCCAATATTTTCTTGAGCGCTTGCTTGAAGAATTTCTCATCAAAATTTCCGCCACCTTCGTGTCGTAGAGGAAAGTATCCTTTCCATCCCTCAACAGCAATTGAGACGCCGGCAATAAAACCATTGCCTGTTGCCCAACCTGGCCCGTGTGTTTTTAAATCTGTATCACATGTCTCCAAGTCAATGGCAATTTCTTTTGCCTCTCTTAGTTCGGGAATGCGCTCCGGTGGAAGCCATTCGCTTGGTGGTTGAAATAATGGTATCTGTGTCATTCATTCTCCTTCATGCAAGTTTTAAGGCGGCTGAAAAAGTCTCGGCAATGCTTCCGCCAAGCATCCCCTTCGATAACAAACTTCTGAAACTTGTAGTCATGCGTTGCAATCAATACAACGCCTTTTCTAATTTTTGTTTTGCACATTCGGTTATGCGCCATGCCGTAGGCCGCGGCTTGCGTAAAATAATTTTTGATGGAGTCGTAGCTTTCCAGTTGCGGTTTTCTCTTTTGCTTAAAGTCAACAATGCATGGCTCATCCTCGTAGATGCCAACTAAGTCTGCAATGCCTCTGTAGTAATTCCCAAAATGTACACGGGACTCTACGCCCCATACTTCCTGCAACCTGTCCTTCAATCCTTTTTTAATAATTAGCTTGGCAAGTTTTGTTGCCAGTTTTTTATTGGGATTGAAGTTATACAGTATATCGCCTTTTTCATTTTTTATTTTTCCTTCCAAGTATTTATGCATACTTTTACCAACAGCAATGGAGTGAGCGACAATGCGGTCTGCCTCCTCATCTCCAATTCTCTTTCGCCATTTCTCCAGAAAGGATTTATCACTTGTTCTATCGAGAATGCGTGAAGGGGAGAGAAGTCGATCTTCCGGCCAGATATATTTTTCCTTGTAGATTGAATTATGTTTGAACATTTTTCTTTTGCTCCTTTTTAACATACTTCAATGTTTGCAGTCCTCTTCTTTCTCCTTCTGTTAGGAAGCTATCATCTTTTTTTGATTTCTTACTTTCAATCTCTGCCGCGATGGCCGCATAGCCCGCGATATCAATATAGCAATCTTTTGTCCTCCTGTTTTTTAACCTTGCTATTTTAACGAGGGCCATGCATATTGCCACATCATGGGGTGAAATCTTATAACCAAGATAACTACTCCATAACTCTGATATGTTAGCATGATTTATGTACTTGTCACCATAATCTTTTGCCCTTGGTCCAGTTATAACCTTGATTGTTTCGTTTAATAGATCTTTACTGTTCATTTTTTATCTGTATATCCTCTAGCTTCGGGATGTGGTGCATAACCATTTTCAACATGCAACCGCATTTCGTTTTCTTCCCATTCCTTTTTGATTTCGGGAGTGATGGAATCTTTAAGCTTTTTTAACAATGCTTTTTCTTCCTCGGTTAATATTATTCGCACAAGCTTATTCATTAGTATCCTTTGAAAAATATTTAATCCATAATCTATCTAAAATAAAATACCACACTCCATTAAGTAATGGTTCAACAATTGCATCTGTTAAAGCTTGTTTAAAATTTACATCAGCAATAAGCATAAGACAGGTTATTGCTATACACATATGTCCAATTGTATAGATAATAGTTCTAACTAAAGATCCACCAAAACTTATTTTAAAAATTTTTTTCATTAAAAAACCTCCGTAAATTCTCTGTTCGATTTTGATCGAATGACATTTAAACTTTGCTTTGCCCGTGTCATACCAACATAAAATACTCTTCGTTCTTCATCCTTATTTAACCAATACGCTTCATCCGTTTTCTTGGACAAGTCTGTTAGTAACATAACATTATCCGCCTCGCCACCTTTGGCTCCGTGAATCGTTGACAATTTGATCCGTGGATCATGCGTAATTTTCTGACCGCGACGAAGCACTGCTCGAATGTAAGTGGATTTAAATCGTGGCATACTGTCGAATGCTTCAAACCACGGAAAATTATTGCTGACATTTAATCCGTGTTCCTTGGTCAGTGTTTCGTAGTTATAGAGTTTTTCTCTATCGGCCTTCTGCATGGTCTTATGCCCGCGATTCACAGACTTATCCACCATGAGATAGTAATAAAAATCTTTTACTTCCTTTAAGGCGAGCTCACCGCCTTTTCTAATTTTCTCCCATGCTCTAATGGCGCGAATAGATTTGGCGTCCACGGATGTGGAGCCATTGCGCTGATAATAGTATCCTTCCAGTTTTAGTCCTTCTTCCAATAAATCAAGATTATATTTATTGCGTGCTAGAATCAGCCACTCTCCTTGCATCAATTTATTCAACTGTTCGCTTGGATAATAATTAATTTCTCCTTGCGCGTCTCTGGCTGACCATTCCTTATCAACGCGAGTCTTAACACGTCGTATTAGATTGTTCGCTTTCTTGTGAATTAAAAAAGGAAGTCGGTAAGATTCACTGAGAATTTTTCTTGTTCCCTTCATGTTGATTAAAAATTCTGGTCGTGCTCCCGCCCACTTAAAAATAGCTTGATCATCATCACCAGCGATATAAAGACGCTTTGTTTTCTCTGCAATACGCTTAACCATTTGCCACTGCAACCAACTCAAGTCCTGTGCCTCGTCAATAATGACCACATCAAATTGTGGTAGATCATCAATATTCTTTTTATTAAATTCTATCAGCATGTCGGTGTAGTCATATTTACGCCTTGGATGCTTACCGCCAAACTTATACTCTTGCATGGCGCGTTCAATGTAATCCAACTTCAACCATCCGCCCGGCAAGTGCCCTGTGTCGGGATGATCAAATTGTGAGCGTGCTGTAATACCATTAATTTTTGCGAGATCAATAATGCGCGTGAAAACATCGTCTGGCAAACCGGCACCATATGCTTTAATTTTTTTATTGGGATTGCTTAACTTTATTTGTAGCTTGTTGGAAAGAAAGGCATAGTCGTCATCGTTCATCACGTCTTCTTCCTTGAGGTATAATTCTTTATAGGCAAAGCTATGCAGTGTTCTAAAATAAGTAAAGTCTTTTGCATCATAATTGAAATCGTCTGCGGCTCGTTTGAGCGCTTCTTCGGATGCTTTTGTCGTAAAGGCAAAATACCCGATGCGATTGGGAGATACTTTATTTTTTAATTCTTTTTCAACAATGCGCAATAGATGCGTTGTCTTGCCGGTGCCAGGAGGTCCGAATATAATATTACGCATTGTACTTTTCTATTAATACTTGTTCTCTTCTTTTCATAATTCCCTTATCAATATTTTTATTCAAACTGTTTTCTCGTCTTGACGCCCATTCCAAGTTTTTTAGGAAGTAATTTCCTTTATTATGATCTTTATGATTCACCACAGTTTTATTTTTAGGATCCGGATTCACAATAAAAGCGAGAGCGATTAGTCTATGACATTCTATATCATAAGTTTTATATTTTTCTTTTTTGTTAATTCTCTGTCTCATTAACCATACTCTGTATTCACTTCCACCACCTCTTAATTTTGGTTTAATAAAACGGCCTGTATGTTCATTATAAAGTCCAGGAAAAATGTTTCCCATTTTTTTTAAAATGAAGTCCTTGCAACCAGTTTTATATAAAGTAAAATGGTTCTTTTCTAAGAGAGGAAATCTTTTATTTCCATCTAACTCCAAAATTTCAGCTACATCTATTTTTTCTATGTCTTTAAATAGATTACCTTCCTTTTTTGAAAATAATTCAAGTTGCATTAAAACTCCGTCTTTTCTTCTAGGTTTGGCACTACGAAAGATTTTTCTTCTTTTCGTGTGTACGGAATATACCACATGAATGTTGCGGTACCCTGTACTTTTTTACGTGCATGTCCTCCGCCCATTTGACGAATGCTTGCATGTATTTGCGTTGAGGTAAAATCCTTGAATCTTTTTTTCTCTAGAAATGTTTGAATAGCATCTGTTTTAAAATAAGCTTTGCCCTCGTCAAACCATGCCTTGCCCATGTTGATTTCATCGATATGTTCTGCGGCTCCTTGGTCATCAAGAAATTGTTCCAGTAAAGATTTAAATCTCCCTTCTTTTCTAATTTCTTTTGGCGCTTCTATTACTTCAATATCTCTTAGCAATTGTTGCAACCGTGTTGTCCATGCATTAGGACGCATCGGATTGGGAACAATATTTATTTTATCCATACATGCTTTTCTAAATTTATTTTGATCAAATAATTCCTCTGTGTCTAAAACAATTCTTTGCCCATCAATATTTAAAAACCATACCGATTGATCACTTTGTATTTTCGTTAAATCAGAAAAGTTATGCTCAAAAGAATCTCCAATGCCATACTGTCGAGATTGACATATAATTGGAGAGCATACAGCACACATGGGCTGGTCTTTGCATTTATACTGGTAATCTTTTCTTTCGTGTTGAGTAACTGTTTTTTGAACTTGTGCCGAGCCTAGTGGCTTTTCCATATACTTATGATTAAATTCATCTACCTTCGCTTGCCACTCGTTAGGCCATTTCTTTTTAGCGTATACAGCATACTGGTATAGGGTATTATCTCTACCACCTTCGGGAATTCCTTGCGACATTAATGTGGCAAGGCATGGTGGTCCGTCTTCCAGTTCTTTTACTTCTTTTTTTCTTTTGACTTTAGTGGAGAGAAAAGTTTCTTGATCCACCGCGTAAGTGTCGTATAAAGAAAAGAACTCATCCAATGAAGCGCCGCTCCCATCATCATTGAAAGCGTACCGATTAGTATTATTATCACTATGGTAAGGTAGATTAAGAAAGTTACCAGTGTCTCCCCTATCCGCTTTAATTTCAACTTGTTTTGGAAAAATTTCACAATTTGCATATCCTATCTCCGCTGACCATTCTGTTAATTTATCACGCACAAGACTTGCTTGCACTGGTTCTTTTAAAAAAATAAATATATGTGCGCCACCGCTTTTGGAACGGCACATCACTAAAGGTAATTTTAATTCTCGTATATGAGCAATGATTTTTTTATAGTCTAATGGATATGTATCAACATCAATGCATCCCCATGAACATGTTGAATCATCGCGTATAGGAATAATGCCAAGACTAGGATCTTTTCCGCCTAGATGATCTGTCCATAATTTATCCGTGACAGGTTCTTTAAGGATAAAAGCTTTACCACCAATTTTACCATTAGCTTTTGGTCCTTCACTTTTGTACTGACCATAAGCGCGATCCAATCCGTTAAATATCGATTTAAACTTTTCTACTTTATCCATAATAATTTCTAAAATAAAAGGGGCGGCAAGCGCCCCTCAATTAATTAAAAAGGGACTTTTTCGTTAGATGAAGTAGAACTGTCTTCTTCGTATTTAACTTTACGCTCTCCTTTGGTTACGCTATCTGCAAATCCTTTTGCAATCGCATATAGATTTGCATCGCTAAGCTGAGATTCTCTGCTTACCTCCCAACCATACCAACTTCCTTTATCATTACCTTCTTTAATCGTTTTTAGACGATAGTAATGAGAGTAAGATGGCGGTGTGAATAATCCGTTCTTACCATTCAATTTGAGATTCAACATCATTGAATTCCATTTACGACTTTTTTTCAATTGAGTCGCTTTCATGGTTAGAACAGCGGGAGTAGCATTTCCGTTATCCTCTACTAAAAGAATAAAATGGTTACCACACGTTTCAATATAATTTCCGTTTTCTAAGCGGTCTTTATTGTTTTCATCGCGTGTTGTTTTAGCGAGAATATCGCTACTTGCATCGTAGACATTAATCGGTTTACCCGATCCTTGTCCCCTGTCAGCCCATTCAACGTATTGACGTTGATATGCGCACGGCAGAACCTTAATGCCCGCTAATCCGTCATACAGTTCATTCGTTACTGTATTATAAATCATGCCGGCTTTTGCACCCTCTATATCCTCAATCTCTGGGGATAATTGCATTAACACTTTTAAACGAGGTGTTGCTAAATCCTCTTGATGGATATTTTCCAGTCCGCTACTTGCGTCCTGTTCCATCACTGAAAGGTTTAATGCTGGTAATGTTTCTTCTTTCTTTGCAACATTTGCATTTGCCATATAGGCCTCCTTTTACGTTTTACTAATTTTTGTTTCGGCGCCAATGAAGACTCCGAATTTGTCCGTTGGTAACTCACTACCATTAGCAATCTGCTCACGAACAAATGCTTTTAAGGTCATGGGTTCAACCCAAACCTTCTGTTGAGGTTGATATCCCAACTCTTCTATTTTGTCAATAAAATTTGAAGCAGTTGTATCTTCCCCTTTTCCGAATGTTGCGGAAACTTGATTTTTTATAATATCTCCGTGTCCATTGTCGCGAAGCCATTGAAATGCTTTATCCCTGTGTCTTACAGGAATAGATGCGTGAACCAGTTGTTTAATCTTAATGGACGATCCGTCCGATAATGTTAAACTCTCTAATCCCAGTTCTGACATTCTTGCAGGAATAATTTCCTGTGACAATTTTCGAACAGCCGTTGCTTTTGCTTTCAGTTGTTCTTCCAATTGACTCATTTCCTCTTCCAATGCCACTTGTTCTGCGCACAAGTCAGACATTTCCTTTAGCGAATTATCACCAATTGTTGGTGTCTTTACATCGCTTTCCATTTCAGCCAATAAGTTACTCATCAATTTCTCCTCTCTCATTTAAGTTAACTTCTACAGGATAGTACTTATACTCTCTTTTATCCCATTTCAAGCATTTAAATTGCCCGCGGTTATTTGTCGCAGCTA